GTTTTAAATCCTTCTTTCTTAATCCCCGCAATTATCCCAAATAACCCATCTAATAAAACAACGAAAATTATTGCTAGGTATTGTTCATAATTGTTAAGAGTAATATCGTAAAAATATGAACATATAAAAGCAAAGAAACCTGCAATAGATGCTAATATGGTTTTTGGAAGGGACAGATTTAAGAGAACAAAAAGAGATTTCATAGAGCTATTAGAGTGTAAACCATTTTAGGGTGGCGCGTTCATAAATACAAGTGAACTAATAAAAATTTATTAGTCCTAATCTTGTATGTGTTGATATTTTTATATATGAATATTTTTGAGAGTCCATTATCCGTCACAGCTAACACAATCACTTGTTCTAGAACCTAAATCTCCTTTAATTACTGAATCTGTTCTTAAGTAGTAAAGTGTTTTAATTCCTAATCTCCAGCTCTCCATATGTACTTGATTTATCCACCTTGGGGAATCTGTAGGGTCAAAAGCAATGTTTAAAGACTGTGTTTGGTCAATATATCTCTGGCGTACTGCTGCTTGTTGTACTAATCCTAATTGGTTGATTTCGGAGAAGGTTAGGAATATTTCTTTTTCATCATCCCCCAAAATATCATGAGATAAATTAGCTACTGAGCCATTATCTACTAGTATTTGGTCCCATATTTTATTTTGGTTTTTACCTTTAGACTCTAAAAGTTTTTCTAGTTCTGGGTTTTTAACTATAAATGTTCCTTTAGCACCATTAAACACGTAAACATTAGCGGGTTGTGGTTCAATGCCTGCTGAACATGAGTTTATGCGTGAATTTGATACAGTAGGAGCAATAGCCATTACATGAGTATTTCTCATTCCTGTTCCTTTACACCATAAAGGTTCTCCATATTCTAAAGCCATTTGACGAGAAGCAGCTTCTGCTTTTTGTCTAATATCACTAAAAATAGTATGAGTCCAGGCTGTTGATGCAATTGAATTAAAGGGTAAACCTTTTTGTTGGAGGAATGTATGCCAACCCATTACTCCTAAACCTAATGCTCTTCCTTTTTTAGCAGATCTGTGAGATCGTTCCATTGATTCTTTACCAGCAGTTTTTACTATAAATTCTTCCATTACCCCATCTAAGAAATAGGTAGCTATTTCAACAACATCTGTGTTTTTCCACTCATCATACTTAGCTAAATTTAAGGAAGATAAACAACAAATAAATGAATGCTCTTCATCTGTATGAAGAGTAATTTCAGAACAAATATTAGTCATTGTAACATCTAGATTATTCATCCTATATGCTAAAGGATTATCTTTATTAACGTTATCCTTAAACATTATATATGGTTCACCCGTTTCTACACGTGATTTAAGAATTTCAAGCCATAACGACATAGCCTCACTGTCACGATCATTTAACCGCTTCATAAACGCATCATCTACAACAACGCATTGGTGTAGGTTTAGGCATTGCCTATTAGGATCTCCTTTAGGTCTTCGAATTTGTAAAAATTCATTAATATCTTTATGGTTAACATCTAAATTTACAGATGCTGCCCCTCTACGAACTGAACCTTGGTTGGTTGCTATGATTGTTGAATCATAAATCTTAGCCCAAGGTACAACACCTTCAGATTTTCCATTTCCTGTAATTTCTTCTCCTCTTCCTCTAATTCTGCTTAAGGATATTCCAACTCCACCCCCATAAGAAGTAAGTCTCATCAATTCGGCATTTGTTAATCCAATACCTCTAACTGAGTCTGGTGTGTCGATTCCAAAACATGATATTGGTAATCCCCTATCTGTTCCAGTATTTGATAGAACGGGTGATGCTAATCCAATCCACCCATTCCAAACATATTTAAAAAATTTAGCTGCTAAATCAGGGCGATTTAATCTTTCTGCCACTGCATTAGCTACACGTTTATAAGCTTTGCGTGGAGTTTCCCCGGGTAGTAGGTAACCTTTTGAGATAGTAGACAATGCAACATCATCAAAAAATTCAGGATAATCTGTTCCACGCTTCCATTGTGTATAATCTGCTGTTAAATCTTTACTGTCCATTTATTGTTTTATTTAAAAAATTGATTCATCCCACTGCATATTCCCTTTAGAGTAATTAGTTACCCTATTTGCGAAGAAATCTGTATGTTGTTTTCCTGCTGATAAATGGTCAAACCATTTCATCCTCTCAATTGAGGTCACATCAATGTTAGTAATGATTCCTTTATACCCAAGATCACCTAATTTAGCATTAATTCTATTTTTAATAAAATTTTCTAAATCATACTGTGAACATCCCTCTAAGTCACCTAACTCATAGCATTTTCTAATAAAATCTAATTCTAACTTCAATGATAATAATGCTGCCTCATTTATGGCTGCTTCAAGCTCAGGTGTTTTAAGTTCAGGATTTTCTTCGATAAGTGTTCTGAATAGCCAGCAACCTGCTTCTGAGTGGAGGGATTCGTCTCTAATAGACCATTCAACAATTTGACCTACTCCTTTAAGTTTATTTCTCATCTTAAAAGATAAAAGGATGGCGAAGGAAGAGAATAAATTAACTCCTTCAGTAAACGCTGAGAATATAGCGAGTGATTTAGCGATTTCATGAATATCTTTTTCACCATTAAAACTATCTCTAACAGTAGTAAGAGCTTCAATTTTTGCCATCGTAGCCTCATCTTCCATAAACTCATCAAAATTGTCGAGTCCAAGGGTTTCATTTAATAAAGAATAAGCTTCTGCGTGGATGGTTTCAAATGCACCGAAGGTTGTGGCCATCATAATAACTTCTGGTTTTCTAAACCATTTAGTAACTAGTTGTGTCCAATAATCATTTACAACGGTTTCGGTTTGAGCAAAACCTTTTAGGATTGAACCTATAATATTTTTTTCGGTTTTATTTAAATTCGAGTTCCAATCCGCTAAATCAGACATCATTGGTACTTCTGTATGTAGCCAATGTGCTTGGTGTTGTTTTAACCAATAATCTGCTGCTTCAGGGTATTCAAAAGGCTTATAGGGGATACGTTCTTTTAAAATATCTTTTTTCATTTTTTTTAATTAAGTGTTAAGTTCGAAAAATGCTTTCGACAGATACTCTTTATCAACCCTGTCTATGTTGATTGAACTCGATGAACTTTTATTAAAAGAAGGAGAAGGAGTTGATTCTTCATCATACTCCTGGGTTATAAGGAAGTGTCCATTTGAAGTATCTGCTTGGAGTTCATATGTAATTCCATCCATTCCATAACGATTCTTCATTACGTGAAATCTTCCTGTGTTATTTACTTTATCTTCTTTTTTGCGGGAGAGGGACATGCAAAAATCCGTGATCATAATTTTGTCATATGATCCTGCAGCTTTATCCCCCTCAATTATATCATCTTTAGAACCTGCTCTATTTACTTGGGATACACTCCAAATAGGTACATTAAGTTCACGAGCAAGTCCTTTAGTACTTGTATAAATATCATCAATCTCAAACTTACGATCAGTAGAAGATCTTTTTGATCTTAAAAGATCAACATAATCAATAATTACAAGATCTGGTTTGATTCCTAGTGATGTGAGTTTTTGAATGTGGGCTTCAACTGTTGTTATTGTTGCTCTTCCCATTGGAAATTCTTTAATAACTAATTCACCTTCTAGAGTTTCAATAGCATGCTCAACTTTTTCTCTTTCCTCTGATATTTTATTTACGGGTACTTGGGTGAAGAAAGAATCATATCTTCTTCCAACATAATCTTCACCTAATTCTAAGGTGTAGTGAACAACATTGTAGCCCATTCTAATTGCAAATCCTCCTAGGGCAACTAAAGACCAGGATTTACCACCTCCGGGGCTTCCGAATATTAATCCAAAATCTCCATTTCCTAAACCTCCTTGAGTAAGTTCATTAATTTCAGGCCAAGGAGTTGGAATTGGTACTCTACTATCTTCGCGATATCTTGACTCAACATCTTTACTGTATTCGTGTCCTATGTTTTTATCTTGGCCTGCTTTTAAAGCGCTTTCAACCATTAATTTAATGGAATCATAGTCACCAGCTTGGAGTAGATCTACAGATCTAAGTAGGGCTTTCTTTAGTTGTTGATTTTTACAAAATGTAGAAAATTCTTCTTTAACATATTCAAGATCATCCTCAGGTGTTTGATAAGCTGCTCTTAATTGTTCTTTAATTGAGATTTGTAAAACTTCATTTTTCACCTTTTGAAGTTCTACTTTTAAAATATCCATACTTGGAGTTGTATGATATTTTGAGTAATAACTTAGTATATTTTTTATAACCCATTTATTAGCATCACTTCCAAAATCATTTTCATCTAGGATATCGTGAATGTTTATAAGAAAATCTTTATGGGTGAGTAAGGAGGATATAACCTTTATTTGGAATTGGGGACCGTATTGGTCTATATTGTGTAATGTCATAACTTATATTAAATTTTCAAAACGTTCTTTTAACCACACATTAACATTTCTAATTAGATTTCCCAATCCATCTTGTTCATACATTTTAAGAAAGTGTTGAGGGTGGTATTCTGTGGTGTAGTTTGTTATATATTCTTTTATGTATTTTTTATCTGATTCATCTATCATGGGTTTATGGAGATTCATTACCTTATATCTTTTTTCTAGTGAGGATGGGTCGCTTAAAACTCTAGCATATATAACATGTTCTTTTAACTTATTTTCACTTATTATCAACAAGTCTTCTAAATTCATTTTATCTCCTCTCAATTCAGGAAATAATTTATGTAACTTTTTTTCACCTAAACCTTTGATTCCTGGTATTTTGTCNGAATTGTCTCCCATAAGNACTTTATATAAAATAAAATTATGGGGTGGAATTCCAAACTGTTCTTCTATAGCATTAGNTGTGTANTATTTTTTAACTATTGGAGAATAAACTANAACTTGTTCATTCACTAATTGTAGATAATCTTTATCGCTAGATACTATAAAAACTCTATCACTAGGTTTAGAAGGTAAAATATCACTTAAATATGCTATTACATCATCTGCTTCTACTTTGTCAATAGATAAAGATCTAACTGGGAGGGTTTTGAGATATTGGACAATTCGTACAAGTTGGTCAACTTTAGAATTATCTTCATCATCATGAGATTCAAAAACCTCCCAATTAGTTACTCTAGAGGCATTTCTTTCAGATTTATATTCAGGAATAATATTTTTTCTATTATTTGAAGATCCCATTCCATCCCATACTATGTAGACTTCTGTAGGTTCTATTTGTCTAATCATAGCTCCTAAAGAGCGAAAAAATCCCCCTAATCCACCTATATGTGCTCCTCTTTCATTTACTGCATTAATTATAGTGAAGTTTCTAAAAAACAGATTTAAGGAATCTATTAGTAGTATTCGTCTTTCTTTAGGAGTATCATCCCCTTGCTCTTGAACGTTATCCAAAAGCTTTAATAAATCTTTATTAGCCATATTCTATTGTGGTTCTTCTATAAAAGCTTCAGCACCTATTTCATGTGAATCCTCTTCTATAATGTTAAAATCTTCTCCCCCTAGTAACTTTTTCCAATCTGCGGTGTGATCGGTTTTATATTTTTTTAGGGATTTTTCATCATCATTAATAAACCCATGGGGTGTCATAATAATTCTTCCTTTAGTTTGAACACCGTTAATGTGATTTTTATCGATTTGGATGTTAGCACGTTTAGCAAATTCTACTTGCTTACCATCTTTAATTGCTTTAATTTTAGAGGTACCAGCATTAGCAACATTACCAAAAGTAATAACAAAAGTTGCATCAAACCACATCGCAAACCCACCTTTATTCATTAGTTTGGGTTGTCCCATAGGCATTGAGGGTTTCTGTGTCCATACTTTGTTAATACAAACTAAAGTATTTGTAAATGGGTATGATTCTTTACGGGATAGTGTAATACGTTGGTTAACATTGTTTCCAAATTGGGTTGACATTGCACCTGCATTCCATTCATTGTTATTTTTGTTTGATTTAACAGACATTTCACAAGGAACAGAACCTATTGAATCCCATAAGAACATTAAATCTACAGGTAGATTCATTTTCTTTTGTTCATCTATTAAATCTAGGATAAAAGCAGCAACGTCTTCAATTGTGTTGATAGTTTCTCTATCTACATACAAAAAATTCCCTTTAAAATTAGTAATTTCTCCAGTTTCCTCATCCACAATTTCCTCAACTTCTAATCCCATCATTTTAGCATGTTCCCATGACCATTTCATCTCGGTAATAATGAAAACGGGCATAATACCACGTTTTTGGGCGGCAACAGCTGCCTCTAATAACGCGGTAGTTTTGCCTGTATCTGAATGGCCTCTTAATAGGACAATATGACCTAAAGGAATACCAGGGACTGATAGCACATCTGCGAATGCTTCGGATAAAGGAACCCACTCCTGTTCTTTAAATTTAACGTTTGAATTGAGTCCTTTTTTTTCCTTGAATCCATCAAGGTCAAATCCTTTTTTAAGTTCAGAGGAGACTGCCTCCGATAAAGATTTTTTCTTTCTAGCCATAACTTATTTTATTTTTTTTAAAACGGTAAACCATCATCCTCATCTTCACTATCAAACAACTCATCAAACTTATCGATTGGAGCTTTTGTGTTCTTTTTAGTTGAAAGAGAATAATTGGATTTTGGTTGAGCTTTCACATCACTATCAAAACCAGAAGGTGTTTCAGAAATAATTTCATCTTCCTTTTCTTCAGGATTCAAAAAGTTTTGTAAAATAGTTTTTAATGAATCAAAATCTTTTTTATAAGGTTTCTGTAATTCTAAAATATTATCCTGGTTTTCTAACCATTCATTAACTACTGTGGGATCATCACTTAAAGGTGATTCCTTACGTTTTGGAGAAATTGTTGCAACTTTTAAGAAAGTACGACCATTCATTTCACCAGGTTCAACATTGATTGTAAAATCAAATCCACTAGCAACATCTGTAAAATTACCGTAATCCTCATCATCGGCAACGCTTAATAGTTGTTGATAAACATTTTTACCAAACTCCCATAAACGAACACCCATATCTTCTTCTCCACGTACCACAACTTGTGCAAAGTATCTCATTTTAGGATCAAGCTGTTTAGCGAGTTTCCAATTTTTAGATTCATTTGTTTTACGAAGTTCTTTAACAAACTCTACAATTGGGTCTTTTTCTTCCCAATTAGTTAAAGAATAGATAGGAAATTTTGCGTATCCATAATGAAGTTGAACTTCTTGAACAGGCCATTCTTTGTTAAATTTTGAAGGGACAATACGAACTTGATGTTTACCTTCTGTTTTGGGTTTCCAATAGACTTTAGTGTAATCTATTTTTTCATACTCCTTTTTCTTTTGTTGAGGTTGGAGGGCCTCCATCTTCTTTCTAATAAGATTTAAATCCATAATATAACTTGTTTTATAATGTATGATTGAATATACTAACCTTTATTTACTTCTCCAAACACTTTTTAAAGATTTATTATCTTATAAATTTTAGTGTTTAGTTGTTTTAACTCATTATGTTGAGTTAATAAAATACAATTTCTATAATGATCCCAATTGATTGGAAATTTTGTATCAACAACACCACCATTTAAGCTTTTAATTAAAGTGTTTAAAGCATTTATGGTATAGAGGGTGTTGGTTTCTTTTTTTCTATGTACTAGAATAGTGTTTTCTGGAATTGATGAGACGTTGCCTTGATCCACATTATAGGTGATGACATATTCTTCATTACTTTTAATTTGGAGAGCAAATATCTTTTTATAAAGAATATCATACTTTAAAGAAATTTCCTCTACTAGGGAATCTATTTCTTCTAATTTAGTAAAACTACAGAATAGTCTATTATTCATTGAATTGGTATTATCAAACGTATCAAAATCGTATTGGTAATACATATGTTCAGAGGGTGTTAAAATTTGATTCATAACTTGTTTTAAAAATTGTAATTTATTCCTTTTTTAATTTTAATGTTTAGGTTGTGTTTTTTAAATATATCTAATATTTCGTTAATTGTGTCATCCTCCTCTTTATCTACATCTAATAAAAAAGAATCATACACATATAATACTAATTTAGTATTTTTACCTCTTAATAATTTTAAGATTTCGTACAATATAATAACATTATTTGAAGTCTCCAAGTTTTGAAGTAAATAATTTAAAAGTTTTTGAGGGTTCATATTCTCTAACTTGTCCTTTTCAAACTTATACTTTGATATAGGACACTCTATATATCCTTGGTTTTCAAATTCTTCCCACAATTTACTAGTATATTCTTTAACTTTTCTAAAAAATTCCAAATGTTCATATTGCTTAAATACACCCCCATATAACTGCTTAAATGTTAACTCTTTAGATTTTTTGTAGTCCACACCATACATTTCAGCAAATGCTTGGTGGATGTCTCCTTCGGGAAATTCAAATCCTATTACCTTAGCTAATAGTGTAGGGTGGTAAGCACTGATATCTATGTCTAGGAAGGTATCATTGTGTGGGATGAATGCTTCTCTCTCTCCGTTGGATTTATTTAAAGCAGCAAAGTTAATACCTCCAAATTTATTTGAGGGTCTCATTGTTGTTGTATCTAAACTATACTGTGTGTAAATGCAATCTTGAGCTTCAAAGTTAAAGTATTCGTTGTAGATTTCTTGGTTAAGTTTTAAGCCGTTTTTTTCTATTAAATTAAATACTAAGTCTGCTTTATCTCTAAATTTAGTTTGGGGTGGGAATTCAAGGTTAGAAAATAGTATCTCACAATACTCATAATGTTTAACAAGGGGTATTATACAATTTATGTTATTTTGTTTAGGGTATTTTCTATAGTAAAACTCATGGGTTTGTGTATATTCGTGTATATATGGAGGAGGGGGCAGGGGGGTGGTGTGGCAAGACTTATGAATGAAGTAATGTAGAAATTCCTTTTTATCTCTTACATGGATTGTCTCAATATCTGCTAGTACCTGTTGTATACTGCTATACTCTAATTGAAATGCGTCGTTGTGTTGAAGGCATATCATATAGCCTTTATTCGCGTTTATTAGTGGTCTAACGTAAATTAATGATACGGGGTTGAGTGTAGGGTGTATGTTTGGGGAGAATGGAATTACCTCAACAAATGCTTCTTTAAAGCCTTGTCTTCTAAATATATCAAGTTGAGATGAAGTTTCTATAATCCAGAACATATCCCATAGTATACGATATATCTTTTAAGATTCCAAATAGTACTTTAAAAATCTGTCTTTAAAATATTTTGTAAAACCATACCATTTATTTCTTTGTTCAATTAAAGTAATATTGTTTTTGTTAGCATTATAGGTTTTTGTTTTACCACCTTTTATTTGCCATATTATTTGAAGTGGAATATATAAATCCCAAGCAATTGTTATATCTCTACTTTGTAGTTTTGTAAATTGTTCTTTGTTTATTTCTATGTAGTAATTTTCATTGGTTTTCTTACAAAAATATCTTGGAAATGATCCTAAATCTTTATCTTTTTGAGTTGGTAGAGTTTGGATTGGTAGAGGAAGGAATCTTGTTGGTTGTGTATTAATATTGTATTGAGGTGTAGCGAATGTTAATATGGGGTGGTTTTCACCGGGTTCATCAGATGAAGGGATTAATTCAACAAGTAATATATTACTACCATCATCCGGAAAGTTACCAGTATATTTATCTCCGTTAGAAGTTTTATAATAATATCCTTTATAATTTTGTTGGTTGGTAGACAAAACATATTCGTCTCCATTAGTATATAAATTAGTTTTTATTTGAGATTTCGGATAATACATTATGTTTTTATTTTTTTATTCTGCGGGTCCCCAATATTCGAAATGCCATATTTCATCCATTGTTCCTCGATTATCTGATAGTCTCCATGGGTTATACCATCCATATTTAGCTCCTAAACCAGCTATTTTAGAGTAAATGTCAGATTCTATTCTAGCATTTTGATTAATAGTAGGAGTTGTATTTCCATTCACTAATTGATAAAGATTACTAAAATCTACTGCTACTCCATACCCATGTGGTCCTCCCCCAGTATTGGAACCAAATCTAACGGCTGAGGATATCAAAAACGGAATGTTAAGTTGTTGCATAGCATTAGACCATTTAGAAAATTGTTGTCCTGCTTTTTTTTCAAGATAATATTTATTATCTAATATCCTTACTGATTGTAAATTGCTACTTCCTTTAGCAAAATATTTTGGGTTTTGATTTGCATCTCCTATTTCTATTAATTTACCTTCTTCTACTAATTTAAGAACTTGTTGTTTACTAAAAGGTCTTAAATCAATTTTTGTTTTTAAGTATACTGGAGTGTTTGTAGCCCCAGAAGCACCTATTTTATTAGGATTAATTATGGGAGCAGGGTCTATTCCTCCATTTGCCACACTACTTTCATTTACTCTACCTGCACTACTGCCAAACCAACTATCTCCTAGTGGTTTTGGTGGTTTAGGAGCATTTAGCAAGTCAACGCTTTCTTTTAAAATTCGTTTTACTTCTTCAAGTCTTTCAGCATAAGGTAAAATTAATTTATCCCCTTCTTTATCGTAGTTTTCAGGAATTACTACAGTGTCAATAGAGGTTTCCCAATCATTATTACTTAATTTATGGTTTACG